ATTTTACAACCACACACACACGACTCTTTATGTGAGATCAACAGGGGCGACATCTATGGCGTTGTTACCAACAAATGTCGTACGAAAATTCTGCCCCCCGGACAGGTACAAATTTACATCAATGGAGCTAGCTACAGTTTCATTGTACTGCAACGGCGACAAAAGCCGCACAGAAAACTGCCCCATTGAGAAAGGTGATGCGTCTGCATAAGTACCATTACACACCTTCTTCCACGGCGTAGGACTACGCCACGGGAAAACCACCTTCAAGGTGGCATAACCATTGACATCGAACACAGTAGTGTACTGTCCCATGCTTTCCTCCACTGTGAGACCAGCAGCCTCAAACCCGTAGTGCGAACAAATCGCCAACTTACAGATATGAAACGCGGTCCCAATTACTTCCAGGTCGACAACTAGGTCACCCTGCCAGTACGAAAACGGAAGAGAAGCATAAGACAGTAAACTCAAGTCAAATGTTGACCCTGCAGCTAGTCCAAAGAACTCAGCGCAAGGGCACAAATCACCTGTGTAAAGGACGTCATTAGTTATTTGCGAAGCGGTCACTTGAAAAGTAGTTATGTAACCAGGCATCTTCTGCATCCGAGAAATTGACATCTCATCGAACGCTAGCCCGGCCACAGAAGTACTCACCATGGGCACGCTTGCAGCTGGCAAGTCCAAATTTTGCGCATACTCAATGTCGACATTGTTGGCCAGATTCCCAAGAATCCTGGACACCAACGGCATCGGAGTTATACAAACATTTGGCTTGTCAGCTTTTGCAGGCATTTTAAGATCAGTGGCCCCCCCTGCAAAGGAGTCACTTGTGGAATTGGGCACGTCGATAACCGAGCTAACGACATGCTCAATATTAGTAGTATTACTTGTTGAGTAATACTTGGCCTGCACTCCACCTTGTGAGACCACTGTTTTTGGATTGAGCACAGCAAACTCCGATTCTTTGAATGAGGCATACGCAGTCAAAGGAATCGAAGTCACTGGCGCACTCGGCCCAACAGAAAGGGCATTGTGAACCATGACAATCAGAGTCCCCAAAAAATTACTCGACTGACGCGTATCCATATGCGTCTGAGGGTAGAAAAATGGGATCTCAAACTCAATTGTGGGATTAGTGTTGGGGTACATTTTCATGAAACGCGCCAAATTGCTACTTCCCAGTCTTCCACCGTATACTTGTGACGCTGTGGCCGCATCCATAAGAGGACACCACACCACGATCAAACAACCGGCAGAAAACTGGTTGGACTGCAACTGAAGCATGACACGAGGTGTCCCCCTCCAGAAAACAGATCCAGCCCAGGCAGGTGCCATGGCCTTCGAATTCAAAAGTGCAAAAGGCACTTCAAATGAGGCTATCACGGTACCAGCCACCTGGCTGGAGTCCCACAACGTAGTACTCAGAAATTGGGGTCTCTGAGTCAATTGTGTGAGGTCGGGACTCTCTTCACCAATAGTAATCATTTTAGCATCATCTGGCAAACTACCAGCTGACACCAAAACGGTTTGCTTTGGCATAGAGAATCCCAGCATTTGAGATTCAATTCGATGGACAAGCACAGGCAAGTCCTCCTTCAAGTCGGCATTATATAACGACCATAACGGGTTTAAACTGACGATGTTCCTGGAATAGGGTAAACCAGGATCAGTACTAGTCGGTCCAACACGTGCAGTAACTTCAGGACCGTTGGAACCAGTGCTAACGTAGGTAACGTTAGAAGGGATACCAAGGGTCTGTCGGACACTTGCATTGTCATAGTCATTAACATAGCCAAACATATTGCCGGACATCTCAGGTTGCCCAGAACTGTTCACAAAAGAGTAAACAGTTGGGTTCAAAGAGACGAACGGCATAGAAAGAGAAGGAAAAGCATCAACGGGCCCAGTAATAATTGGAACAGCGGCATAAACTGCCCACACGTCAGTTAGGTCAACTGACACAGTGAGAGTGTCGCCAACCAAAATATTACGAGGTTGCCCAGGAGAAATAGCATAACCGAAAACGGTTCGAAGAACGCTATCAGAAACGTTCGACGACAACATTTTCATCTCGCCAATTTGCCCCTGGGTTGTTGGGATTGTAGCAGTTGCCTGCCATGAATTGAGAACTTCTTGTGTGAAATCATAATCCGGTTGAGACGGATCATGAGTCAGCTGCAAATATTGCGCCACATTGACGGTTGGTGAACCATCATGCGGGTAATTGTTTGCAACTAAGCTGAGTCGGGGAATCGCGCAAAGGTTAAAAAACCTAGCTCCATCTCCAAGGCAGCAATAGATAACTCCATGATCAGTAAGACCAGAAAATACAACATAACCAAAATTGGAAGTGTCATATGTGGTCTCTGCGCGTGTGTTGGGCACGACGCACATTGTGAACATGGAATTAAATGGGGTCTGAACTTCCAGGACACCCTTCTGGATTGCGACGGGACCAGGTTCCATCGTCGTAGTTGTAGCCCTATACAACACACGCTTCTGCACCACAGGTGAACTAGAAAAAGAAGCGCTATAGATCGCATCGCCGCCATCGGCAGATATGACCTTAAAGCGCAAATTCCCAATAAACCCACGAAACATACGCGCGTAATACTGGATAAGGCTTGGAGGAAAGTTGTCGGCAACAAGGCCCGAAAACACAGACGAGAGGCTAAAAGCCAAGTCAGACGGATTGTCGTAATAAGCTACCGGATGGTAGCGTTTCAACAAATCTATCACACTCATCTCATATGTGTCGTAGGCCGCAATATTCGGCACTTTCTTCTCCTCATTAGCCGCCATAGTACTGGCGGCAGGCTCAGGAACAGTCCCGGTAGGTTCAGCACTTGAAGCCAACATTTGCGAAATGACTCGCTTTATGCAAACTTCAGGTTGATACACAGCCCACTCGGGACCACTCTTGTCCTGCTCCTCGGTCTCAGAATACGCCCACACAGGCATGGTCCCAGTTTCCCACCGCGTCAAAACGCCTTGGTAGGTTATTGGTTCCTCGATGATGCCGTACTCTTTCCAGACAGCTCGAATACGCTGCCTCCATTTTATAAAACGCTCAGGTCCAGAAGGCCAAACTCTACACAACGTGTCATTGCCAATAACAACAACAGCTTGAGTTTTGTTTAGCGTGGAACCCCACCAGCTGCATGATTTGATTAGCGATTCCTCATCCACTTCTGGAAACAAATGAACCCCCTGAACGGGGGACATTAAAATTTCCATAGTGGTGCACTTTAAGAAACTAAGCCTACAAAGATCTGTCAAATCCTCAGAAAGCTCAGCATTCTTATCAGCAGGAGTCAAAACTATACCAAAATCACCCAGCCAATTGCCGAGATTCAAAGCATTGTACCAACCCACTCTCTCAGAAACCGTGCACATATTATCATCACCATAGACGACAAGCGCAACAAATTTCTTAAAGAGCGAGAGGTCAAAAAACTTCGGATCATGGATTTGCGACAATCCAAGAAACGCCATCCGCCAATGCATCTGAACCATAAACGAATTGAAAACGCCTGTAAGGACACTTCCACTCATATTATGGCCAGGTTTCATGTACACCTTGTTGCCAAGACGCACATAATGAAAACAAAGCACATACATAAGGCGACGACGAATCAAACAATCAATATCACTAGTAGCAGGATTTTTGATCCTATACCAGTGATTGACCATGTCAGCGAAAACACCAGCAATCTGCGGAGTTCCAAAACTCTCAGCACCACTGTAGTCCGTGGCGAAACCCTTATTAGAATTTCGCTTGAGCTTGTTGATCATATACTGCCATTGCGAACTAAATACATTCATACCTATACACACCTCCAAATCAATGAAGTGCGAATGGACGAAATTAATAAAGTCCCCAAAATAAGTACGAAAAATCAACGTCTCACAGACAGCAGAAGCCATCACACCACGCGTCGTTTCACTCATAACACGCGGCATGGGACGTAACTCATCTTTTAGATTGTAGTCAGCAATCCAAGCAGGCATAACGCCCTGCTCTAATAGTTCCAGAGACTCATTGAGGTCATCAACAAGTTCTGTATCTATTATTTTGCGTGGGATTTCCTTCGTAAACATCCAAGATTTGCCAGACTCGCCGGCAGGCTTGCGCATGTTATAGGGAAATCCAGCAGAAGTCTTCATAGGTATACTACGAAGGCTTGGCAAACCACCATTAATCGCTTCCTCTTGAGAAAGCAACTGAGGCGGTCGGAAAGGTTCAAAGGACGTGTAAAGGTCCTTCAGATCCTCTAAGGCCAAGCCAACAAGTTTACTAGGAAACTCCTTACTTTTGCGACAAAGCTTTGTCAAAGCTTTAACCGCGATTGGCCCGCGTGCATGCCCAGGATTAATGGGATGACGCGGTCCAAGAACAGCTGGACCATACAACCCTTTCGGGCACCAATCCTCACCCTGGTAAGGCAAGGGTCGATAGTCTGTTGTTGACGGTGAAAATGGAACTTTTGTAAGCTCACCAACGAGGAAGGAGTCCCCGCAGGCATTCTTTTCAGTTGGCTCCAAATACCGACACTCAACAGATTGTTGGCTGACAACCAGCTTGTCACAACGACTCAAAAACTGTTGCAAAGCACTCCGATCAATCCGCACAGAAATGCCAGCGTCCTTCTGATCAGAGTTGCCCCAGAAAATTGTCGCAGTATGCATCCCAAGAATGCAACGCAGCGACGGTGAATACAGAACTAATCCACAATCACCTTTAACTTTCCCAGAGTAACTCCAAAAATTAGACACGTAGCACTCACTGGTTTGCGAATTATCACACGAGTAGTACTCCCTGGCCAAAACCAGCTGAGCACTCTCAGTGCTATGGGTACCATCAAACCGAACAAATTCAGCCATAGTGCTGTAATTGCTTTTCACTTCATCGAAATCTTTGAAGTGCTTAACAATATCAGCAAAACAGCAAGTCTGTCCAGTAAAATCATACCCAACCAAATCGAAATGTTTGTCCTTGTCCATAAGATGGAAGAGACGTTTGTGGTCATATCGAAGACTCCGCGAGGTGCACTTAAGCAACAACTCAAGCGGACAATCTTCAATAATCACACCAACGTGCCCATCCTCAGCACGAGCAAGGAAAAAATGAGCAGGAAAAACAGCCAGACAACCAGAAACTCCAAGACCATAGATAGAGCGGGATACCCCACCAACAGTCATGGTAATCTTTATCTGATTCATACTTATTTTCTGCATCACCTCATCAGCAGCTTGGCCTTCAACACGCCGACCTGGGATAGGTCCCATATTGAGAGGTCCACCCTCAGGGAAATCATAATCACGCATAATCGCCGCAGCATAGCCACGGGGCTCATGAAAACGCGCTTCATAATCTTCCCTTTGCAAGGCATGACGAACACCACGAGACTCACGATCAGCTTCCCTTTCCTGCGACTCATGGAATCGCCGCACAGCAGGGTGCTTGTAGCCCATATCATCCTCATACGCTTTAGTTGTTTTAAACTTCCCTCGGGTTCTGTGCTCCTCATCACGAGGATCACGCTCATCCCTATTACGGCGGGCATCAAAACGACCATCAAAACGATCCGCATAATCACGCTTGTCATTGTCCTCATGGCTCTGGGCCACAGTCCAACACCAAGATTGATACGTACCGTCAACAATATGCGAACGAACCTCTTCAGCAGGGATACCACGCTGAATCATCTCGTGAGGGGGTCTACGGCTAATAGCCACAGAGATCTGATCCCAAGTAACTGGCTCCATACCATACTTCTTACAATACCCATCCACAGCCTTGCCTTGACACACACGCATCCAGAAACCCATTGCTTTGGAGAAAACAAGTCCACCCGTAACACCAATCAGCACTTGAATGACAAGACTAAAAGCCCACGGTTTGACTTGCAACGCCTTACAAAAGGCTTCTTCAGGATTGGCTGACGGCTTAAGCTTACAAAGCGCTTCAAAAGTCTCAGTGAATCCAGCCTTACTGAACAGGGACCAAACCTTGGCCCATCCAGACGGCTTCATATTCTTCTTAACTTCTTCAACAGCTATAGCTTGACGCCTATCATCAATCAACTGACCATCAACACGCGCGAGAAGCTCCACAGCAACATCATACGCGTTGTCCCTGCTTGTGAAATCAAGGAACCCAAATGAGCCCTTGCCCATATGGATGACAGACAACTTGACAATAAGAGCAAAATCAGAGACTCTACCCTTAGGGCCAAGGCCCATCATAGCCATCACCTTGGTCCGTGCCTCAGGAATAGCAACACAATCATCCTTGATATACTTGAGAACGCGCGCGATTTTATTACTCGAGCAGACCTCGAAATCCAAAAAATCACACACCTTCTCAGGAATAGCAGTGATAAGAACTTGCTTCCCAGAGATTGAACCAACACACACCGACGATTTGCCATTCACGATATTAACTTTACCACCCAAAACACGGACAGTATGTTGAATTGAAATGGGCACTAAAGCCCCAATTTCAGTAGCAACAGACGCTATGTTTGAGCAATTAAGCCCACACTTCTCATGAATGCCTTGCAGCACACCATGCACAGCAACAATTAAACTGCTCTCAGGGAGGTCACCATCCACAAGAACATCAACTTCGCCATGCTTCTTTTCGACTGGCTCTTCCATCATCTGCCGAATAACTCTGCGCTGCCCAGCAGCCCCAGCGTTAATATTGGCCCGTTGAGTCGCGAGGTAAACCTCAAGCGCCTCATCAGGCGGGAGAGGTGCAGGAACACCCTCCCTACTAGCAGCAATGAGAGCCAAATAATCACGCTCAGCAAACTCATTTGCGGCTCGCAAAACAGTCGCAAGCTCGGCCAAAGAATACTGGCGGGAAACACTCACGATACGCGGGCCAGCCACTTTCTCAATGGTAAAACGCAAATGAGGGAACGAAGCCTGATCATTGGCACTCAAACCAACAAGTCTCTCCGTATCCAGCCGACCTTCAGCTGTTGCAAAACCCGGAACAAGATGGGCATGAACAAAAATAAAACGCCTATGAAAAGCTTCCTGAGAAAAAATCCCAGGAACCTGGATCAAAGGCGAAACATTTGTGCTCAAACCAACATATTCCGCGCAACACAACACTGAGCCCTTCTGGCTGGCTTCAGCCATAGCAAAAGAAAGCTTATTATTGGAGAGGATAGTGATCAACTCCCCATTAAACTTCTTTGCGTCGTCATCATTGGAACAACCATAATCGTCCAGCGTAATAATCTTTTGTGCACCATATCCAGACCAATACTTATCATTAACGTTTTTAGCGTAATGAATAGTATGTGGATCTTGATTTGGGTACAAAAGCTTAGCAAGCTGAGACATTAAGGAAGACTTTCCAATGCCAGAACTACCATAAACATAAAAACCAACAGGGCAACGCCGAAGAGGCGAACCACCAAGGTTCACAGCAGCAGCCGCAGCCAATGGCTTAATGTCACGCAACAAAGATTCATAAAGCTGGCGCTGAACACCAGGCTTCATAAACCCAGGCTCAACTTCGCGCAAGTGCAACAAAGCACTATACACGGCAATGAGCTCGCGACCACGCGCAGCGTCAAAACGATCAGCACCTTCAACTTCATTATAGAAACACAACAACTCAGTAGCCCGACGCACAACTTGTTTGGCCATATCACTGCTCGCAAAAACAGCATCATAACCAAACACGCCATACACCATATCAGCATACTTAGCTGGAAGTTTACTAAACAAATGCAAAAGTGCTGAGGCTCCAACGCCTCCAGCAGCAACGAGGGGGGTAACGACTTTCGCCGCATCCACAACACGCTCGATGAGACTCTTGCTTTTAGCAGCAGGAGTAACAAATGCCATTGCACCGGCAAGAATAGCAGTAACAGACATAGCCGATTGAGCCTCAACAACTTTCTTTGAAGGAAAGTTGAAAGAAACATCGGACTCGACAAACTCCATTTTGCCATCTCGCTCGACAACGTTAAATTTCTTCTCTTCTTCCTTCTTAGTGATGTGGAAAAGAGAGAATGCCTTCTTAAGGCACTCACTCAAATCAGCATCAATAATACTAGACACACAAAGAGAAACAAATTCAACGACGTCGTAGCCCAACTTAATGAGCTTTTTGACAAACAAACAACACACAAGACAAGCAAGAAACTTCAGTGGCAGTTTCCAATTGTTCACAAATTCAGCAATATTGCTGAGAATAGTCTGGAGACTCGCAATGAGTCCCTGGACATGTTCAACGCAATTAGCGAAAGAGGAAATCTTGGAAGCTAAACCCTTGATTTTTTCCCACAAGCCCGGTGCAGCAACGCCAGCAGCAGCAGCCGCGGCTTTGGCTCCAAAGCCACCATCATCTTTCTCATCATCATCAGAGAAAGACGCAGAATCAATCTTAACCTCATCCGGGTCCACCAAAGGAGGCGGAACTGAACAAGGAATGACATCATCTTCAATAGAATGCTCACTGAAACTCCAAGGGAGATCAGGAGCAGCACCCGCTGGGGGAACAGCACGCCGAAGCGAACTATTCATCTTCCAGTGGGAATATGCTTGCGCCTCGACCCTACGGCCAGAGGTGGCAAGATCCTTAAAAAATTGAACTCCAAAAACAAAAGCCTCTCTGCTGACAAACAAAGAGCATGAAGATTGGAGACACGGTGGGGGATAAACCACCGGTTTTGAAATTGTTCGGACAAAATAGAGAGAGTGGATCGGGCAAACGTACTCACATTCGGTTTGCGATAAATAAATCACTTCTTTGCCATAGAAGTCACGATCGATGTTCCCATCTTTCTTATCATGCTCAACGAGGTCTTCAAATTGAAAATTGTCTGGTAAACCATACTTCATCAAAATTTGAAGACAATCGGAGCGAGCGATGTACTGTTGCAGATCCGAATAACGAATCGGATCATGCTTGAAACGCGAGTACAACTTCGCGTAACCACTAACTTCATCACACTCATACATAGCACTACATTCATCAGGCCCATACACGGGCCCAAGATACTGCCCGTCATGTGGGACAGGCGATACATACTTACGCTTCAAGAGTGGAAGAACAGGTTCCCCAAATGAATCAACATCACAAACAGCATCAACGGCATTCTCAAGACAATGAGAAGCAACAAGAGCACGACTGCGAGCAACAGCACTAACATCTACTACATTTAACAACGACTGAACAACAGGTTGAGCACTTGACATAGAGTCATACACGGGTACTTTGGGGGTGGGGTCAGACACGACAAAACAATTGTTGACAACATCATCAACATATTTACAAACATACTTAGCATCGCTGGCCGAAGGGCCAGCGGAAACATGAAAGGTGGGACCCCACCCTTCGGTATGCCCGTCATCGCGGGTCTTTTCTTCCGTAGGGGTACTAGAGGAAGCCTCCGGAAGGAAGGCATCCCCAGTCTGCGTAGTTTTAAGACCAGCGGAGCGCGCAGAACGCTCGGCCGGAATCACGTGGTGGGGCACAATATGC